CGGTTCACTCCGCTTGCGGTATGGTACCAACCGCCTCTGCGATTCCATACGCTATACCCCATGATGTTGGAAATACCATCAATGTCGTCACGGGTGTAGACCTTGCCTGCATCGGCCAAGTCCAACATGACCTTGCAGAACTCACGGCTGGTCCGTTTGTCCTTGTTGCTGAAACCTGCGGCCCAAGAATACTTGTACCTCACTTCCAGCACGGGTTCGGCCGTTGGCTTTGCACCTTCCTTGGCGATTTGGTCCACGGTACGGGCGATGGGGTAACGGTCTTTTGTGATTAGGTAAGCGACCCGCTTGGCGACCTTTGCCTTGCTCACTCCAAACTCCTTGGCCATTTCTTCCACGCTTGCGTCCCGATTCTTTTTGCGGTAGGCTTCAATTTTTTTATCCAGTTCCTTCTCCTCCTCGCCAAGTTCAGCGAAGGCTTGACGCACCTGGTCGTCCAAGTCGGTGTCAAAGCGCATTGGCTTGGAGTGCATGACCACATAGTCGTCCGAACTGCTCCCAAACTTACTGGCGACCACCTCCAAGACCTTGAACTCTTCCTCGCCCCATCCGTAATCCTCGGTGTCCTCCTCGCCCCATTGGGGTTCGCTGAAGGTCTGCTCCTGCACGCCGAGCAGGGTGTTCACTTCTTCGGGGGTCAAGCCGAAACCAGCGGACAACATCGTGCGGGCCATCTCCAAGGTGATTTTTTCCTGCGCATAATGACGGACGATACGCATCAAGTTTTGGTACTCACGGCCCGATAGTTTCTTGATGTTGTCGTTGCTAAGTTGTGCAGGTGTTTGCGGAACCTCGTCGGGTTGGGCGTTCGGTCCGACGACATCGGCAGGTTGCTTTTCCAATGTAGGGAGGCCCGCTTTTTCCCGCAGTTCTTCGGGGGTCATGATTTGCAGCAGGGCTTGCTCGGATAGTCGCTCCGTGATAGGCTCCACGGGGATGAGTTCCATTCCCTCCACTCCGTTGAACGAACCCAAATAGTTCATCATCCGCTCCACCTTGCGAACACGGTCGTTCACATAGGTAGCCTTGAATAGTTCGTAAGCCTCCACCAGTTCTTGCCGTCCTCCCAGTTGGCCCTCGGTCTTGACACCAAAGAGCATCGGGTTCACGACCCTGTGCGAAATAAATATTTCCGACTGGATGGCCTTGTTCAAAATCTCAAACTGCTTGTCCATGTCGGACGGGGTCAATGGTTCCAAGGTCGGAGCCTTGGACACATCGTCGTTGAAGGTCACAACAAAGCGGCCAGCGTTGTCGGTCCCGCTGAACTTCCGCTTGATTTGACGCTCAATGTCGCCCTGTTCTTCAGGGGTTGGGATGCCGTTGTTAAAGTTTATCAAGTACCCGCCCCAAAAGTTGTTTCGCAGGTTGTTGTTGTGGAAGTTCGCCACCTGCACATCCGCTTCAATCCACGCCAAGCCACCCATGTATTCAGGGAGGGGATAGGACTTCACGCCAGCGGCATAGACCCGGTAGTAGAACAGTTGCTTGCCGATGCGGTTGTCTGCATCAAAGGCGGGGATTTTCTCTACATCCCCGATTTTGGGGTAGAGTTGGACCATCGCATCGTCGTACCAGTCAGCCACCTGGAACATCCGCTCGTCCTTGTCAACACGAATCTTCTCAAAGGGAATATGCTCCATCTTAGCGATGGTCCCCATCTTGTTCCAAGTCACCGCAACCGCAAACCCGTTGAATAGTTCCAAGTCAAGGACGAGTTTCTCGGTAATGTCATTCAAGTCGTCATGCTCGGATAAGCCGTCAAAGAATTTGGCGTAGCGGGCCTGCTGCTCCACGGTCATCTTTTCCCCTGGTTGCCATCCACCGCCCACGATGTAGTTGACCTTTCCGTTGACGATTGCGTTGTGCTTGCTACTTCGGCGGTAGTTGTCCAGCAGGTAATAGGGGTATTCATTAAACGCCCCGTAGGTGATGTATTTTCCCGCTTTGTTTTCAAGCATCACGGGGACCTTGTGTTCAATACCCAACCATTGGGTGAACGATTGTTTTATGCTGCTCATAGCGTGTGGACGGTGAAGTTGAGGGCCGAAATCGTGATAGCACCGCCATCGTTCACGGCGTTGATGTAGATGGTGAACTCGTCATTGACTGCGCCTTGCAGAATCGCTTCAAGCGTGACCGCATGGCCGTTGTTGTGGCCCGTGGTAATGTCGGTCATGGACTGCGGAATGATGGTTCCGTTCTTGGCGATATAGATGATTATTTGGTTGCCGTTCCCCTGCGAGAATACCATGCTTGCCGATACCCGCAAAGCAGCACTCGTCGTCCCTGTGTAGGTGATGGCGGTGGTTGTGCGGGTAAAGTTGTAGGTCGTCAGCAGTCCCGATTTCAGCGGGGTTGTCAACTTGACTGCACTCCCTTGGGTCGGGGTGAAGTTCTTCACCTCGTCCAGGTACAGGTTTGCAACGCCCCGCTCTCGGTCCAAGGTGGCGGTATCTGCGAGGTCGTCAAATAGTCCACCCACACGGGTAGCAGTATTGGCTGCGGCAGCGGTTTCGTTGGTGATGGTTGCGGCACTCGTCTGCAACTGCGTTCTTGTTTGTACGCTCATTGGAAGGTTGGGTCAAAAGTTGAATCAAAGATGCTGACGGCACTTGCGCCGTAGACATTGTATTGGATGGTATTGGCGAAGGTGTTGAATGTGAGGCTGATTACCTGTACATACGCCAAGCCCGTTTCAACAACCGCAACGGCTGCACTAACCGTGCTATTGGTATCGTAAACTTCATACTTATACGAGCCTGTTTCAAGCGACCCCACGGTAATCTGAAATTTGTCATAGCGGTTCGTGTAGGAAGAAAGGTTGTCGGATTTCAGCAGGGTGAAGTCGGTCGTGGCGTTCTTGGCGATGTTGGTCAGCCGCAAGATGTAACGGTCACCCGATGAGGCCCGCTGCGTCCAAGTGACGACGATGGTGTTCGTGGTGTTGGGGGAAAGATAAATCATCCTATTCCCAAATGTAGGATCCGCCCGAATTTCACAATTTGCGTCCGATGCTTCGGTATAGTTCGGCCCTCCGTTCAGCGGTCTTGGCGATGTCAAACCGCTCCCGAACATCCTTGGACAACTGCACGGCCAAGGAGCGAGCGTAGTCGGGTTCGTTGACGAACTTGCGGACCGCCTTGTACCATGCGTCCTTCTTCCCGTAGGGGATGAGCAGACCGTTGTGGCCGTGGGTGATTATGTCGGTGTAGGGGATAGTTTCGCTTGCGATGATCGCCTTGCCCATCCAGCCTGCTTCCACGACCTTCAGTTCGCTTTTGAGGCGGTTGAACTTGGTGTCCCGGAGCGGGGCGATAGTTGCGTTGATGAAGTTGTACCCCCCGACATAGGAGTAAATGTCTGCCGCTTGGATGCGGCCGTAATTCTTGTTCAGCCCCTTGCAGGATAGCATCCGCTCGTAGTCGGCGTAAACAGGGTTCTCGTTCCACCCGCCAAGATAGATTTTGTATCGGCCGTCAAGGGATTTGTCATGAGCCAGCAAGCCAAACGAATGCTCCACCAAGGCGATGTCCTCTTGGTGCTGCGCCCCGCCGAACCAACCAATCTTAAACAAGTGCGGTTCGGGTTCAGCAGTCGTGTCGGGCAAGTACTGCTGATACGCTTCGTACGGCTCATTCGGCAGGATGGTTACCTTCTTGTTGAGCAGGCGAATCTTTTGGGCGAGGTGTTCGGTCGTGGTGGTCACATGATCGGCCAAGCGGATATGCTCACGAATCTGCTCGTCAAGTTTGGTGTCCAGGTAATGCCGATACATGATATGGCCCGATTCCAAAACCCAGTAGTCGTCAAGGTCCAAGATTACCTTCGCCCCAAACGCCGTGAGAGCCTTGTAAACGCCACGAATTTGGTCCAAGGTCCCTTGACACCACAAGCGATTAAATAACCACACATCAACGGTCTTTAGGTCCTCGTCCTTGACATTGGCGATATTATCAACGCACACATAGTCAAACTCCGTGAAGTTGTCGCCAAGATATGCGTTTGGCATTTCCAATCGGTAGAAGGAACACCCCGTCGGATGGGCGTTGTAAACGATGCAAATTCTCATGCCCAAAGGTACAAAAAAAAGGGCCACCCCGTGAGAGATGGCCCTAACCACTAAACCATTGCGGAGTATGAGAACCGCAGGTCAAAGATACGCTACGACCCGCTGATTTGTGCGGTCAGCGCAGAGAATGTTGCAGCGGCGATGTTCAGCATCGGTTCGGGTTCCATGCCTGTCAGCGTCATTTCGTAGCCACTCCTGTCACCGAATGCAGTACCCGTTCCAGCAGTTCCAGCAGATACTTCTAAGCCATTTGCAGCACCCAACACCCAGTAACGGTTGTTGTTGTCAAGGACGATGACTAACAAGCGGTTTTGAGCCAACAAGCGCAATTCATTGCGGACGGAGGTCTGCAACTTGTTGATGGTAAAGGTGACTTCGGGAGTGTAGAACAAAGTGCCGTTTTCGGTGCTTGCATTCAAGGTTTCCGTCATTGAAGAGGTCGCCTTGGTCAAGTCGTACTCAAAGAACGACCCCGACACCGAGGTAGGCGTGAAGCCAGTTACCAAGCCGCTACCGTTCGTGTTCACGGAACCCGTGGCGTTCAAGGCTTGGACATAAATAGTTTTGATACCGCCGACAGCGTCACGGCATCCGAGGGCGTAGCCCGTAGTTAGGGAACAAGACATAGTGTATTTTTAGAGGGTTATGTTAGACTAAAAAAGCGGGGGGAAGTTTCCCTCCCCCCTTACACTTAGGCCAGGCGGAAGTCAACCATCAAGTCGGGATAGGCGAACTGCACACCTGCTTTGAAGGCGGCTTGGAATCGGACTTCATCGTTGTCCTTGGAGTACCACAACTCAAAGTTTTCCTCGTCGGAGAGCAAGTCGGTTCCGTAGAACAGGTTGCCGAGGTAAGTTGCAACGATGCGGTTGGTAGAGGTCAAACCTGGGACGGCAACGATGCGGACATTGGTACCAGGGTAGATGATGTCACCATCGGCCAACCCTTGCAAGTCCACTTGGTTGTACATGACACCTGTCTGCGACTTCAACGCTCCAATCAAGGTGCGGAAGTTGTTCCATCCGCAGAAGATGACGAGATCGGTTTTGGTGAGGATAGCCTGCGGGATGTCGTTGTAAACCTTGTCAAAGATGCTGATGACATTGGAAGTCGTGATACCAACGGAAGCCGATACTGGGTTCCAAGTTGTGGAGGAAGCGTTAGCAAGAACGGTAGAACCCGATGCAGCGTTCAGCAATTGGTTTACACCGCTGAAGTAGGAGTTACCCTGCCAAATGGCGGTTTCCAAGGCTTCGGCGATACGCAGAGCCTTCTGCTCGGAGAAAGCCTGCTCAAATGGTACGCCGTCGTATTGGCTACCAGCAGTCAACTGGGACTGCATCCAGTACTGCTCAAGTGAGCGAGGGCAAAGAGCCTCTTGGATTTTCATCACGCCGACGGTGATGTTACGCTGACTGAAAGTCGTGTTGCCTGTTGCAGACCAACCGCAGACGGTTCCTGACCCGATGTTTGCATCGGTGTCCATGAGGTTAAGGGCAGCAGCCGACTTGATACCAACTTGCTTGGTAAAGAGGGCAGCAGAGCGAGCGGCGAAGACCGCTTTGGTGATGAGGGGCAGCCTTTGTTGGTCGGTGTAGGCTGAAAGGTTTCCGAAAGAAAATGCCATGATTTTGTTTTTAGGGGGTTAAAGTTATTTGGAGTTTTTAAGAGTTTGGATTGATTGTGCGATGGCCGCAAAGTTTTGAGCGGCTGATGC